TTGGACATCCGTGCATACTTTCTGGCTTCTTCCTTGGCCTTCTCCAGGTCTTTTTCATGTTCCTTCTGCCATTTAGCAAACTTTTTGGCTACTATAGCGTCTACATCGGCATCAGTATAGGTTCTGGGCTTACTGCCTTCCCCGGGATCACCGCTGCCCTTTTTATCGCCCTTGCCTCCTTCTCCACCTTCTTCTCCATTGTCTCCGGAGTCATGGGGGTCTGTGCCGGCACCGTCACCGTCGTCAGCAAACAGCTGAAGGTCCCATCTCAGTTTCTTTAATTCGTATGGCGTGTAATGTCTCATGTGTTTCTCCTTCCTGCTCTCCTCCCGGAGTGCTCCCGTAGCTTTGTCTGCTCCTCCCGGAGCTGCGGATCCACGGCCTGCCCATGACTTGGTTACTGTATTCTGACATGCTCCGGATAGCTGTTTGCGATCCGACATATGCCAAGAAAAAAGGAATCGACCAAAAGCTTTGATGCTTCGGACAATTCCCCGTAATCTATATCAACCATCCCTGGTGATATGCTGTATGAAATTTTATCCTCTGTCAGTTCCTCGATGGAGCTGATCAGATTTTGTGTGAGTGTGCTGACTGCCGCACAGACGATATCCTGTCCTTCCGGACCTGCCTCAGCATGGCCGGTGACGCTTATCTGGTCTTTCTTGATTTGGATTATGATCACGGTTCCTCCTTGTTGATAGTGTGCAGCTTAACCCTGCTGCAGGGAGATAAGAGGATCACCTCCAATCTATTCTACGATGTACCAGTCTTCGGCCAGAATATCAGACTGCGAAGCAAGCCACATCTGATATGTTCCGTCTACACACCGCATCTGCAGATAAGGCCTGCATTTAAAAAGTGTTCCTTCAGGAATATGCCATGTCTCAGAAGTGTTCTTATTGCAAGGAATACCATCCGGATAACCGGGCTGATATGCCACAGCCATGTTCTTGCCATTCCAACCCTTGCGAGCGATAAGATGGCCTTGTTTAACCTTTCTAAGAGCCTCCCCGAATCTCATTGTCAATACGGTTTTATCGCCTGGCTTCAGGTATGACCCTGATACCATCCACTCGTCAGAAGCTATATTCTGCAGGGTATAGAACACATCTTCTGTCTTCCGGATATCGAGGATCCTACCATCACGACAGCGCATCTTAATAGTATCTCCTTCTCTTTTCCAGAATCCCTCCCAGTGTGGAAGTTTAACCGAGCCTCCGGCTTTCAATACCTCTAGGGCTTCTGCAAATCTCATAATTTTTCTCCTTTCCGTTGCGCCGGCGCAACTATTTTATCCGCACGTCTTAATGCATCCGATTACAGGAATTCCATAAAGTGATGCACACATGTGTTCAACAACACACCCCCTTGCATCTTCCCATCCATTCGCAAAGTAGGCTATATCAGCCGAAGATAACAGCTCTAATGATTTGCCTAAAAACCACAACGGCTTAGCTTCATGCGGAGCATCCTGAAAGAAAGAGTCAATGACTTCTACATCTTCTCCCAGATATTCCATTGCATCTTTAATTGCCTTCTCTCTTTCTCGAAGGATTTCCTCGTCAGTCCTGTTTTTCATTGGTTGCGAGATAAATAGCTTCTTCATATCCTATCCCTCCTTGAAAATGGGTATAAAAATACCACCGACCGTTATGGCTGGTGGTTATAAAACAACATCAATGTTGTGAGAATCTTATATATAGCTTTTCAATTATCCATTTTGTTTTATACTCCCCTATCAATTCCTTTTCTCTAAAGCTCCGTCAAAATGATCCCACGAACCACAATCTTCACACCTTAAAGTTACTGAATATCTGCCCTCATGATATTCTTCCGCCTTAACATGGTTACTATTACATATGGGGCAGTTTCCCGGGCTTTTCGTCTTATTGAATTGGATTAGATTATCAGTCCATGTCTTCATATTCTGCCCTCTTTCTTTAATTCATCGATAAAAGCCATTTCTTTCGAATATGCCATCTTTTCAAAACGAACTCTGTTGTTTTGGACATATTCTGGCCCATGTTCTTTGTACTGTCCTACATGCTGCAATTCATGGTATAGGGTCCTGAGCAATTCTTCCTTTGAGCTGAATGCATCAGGGAAAAACGTAATACTTCCGACTTCTTCATGGTCAGCTCTACCCATATATCCCTTTCCTAAAAGCTCTTCATTTATATCAATATTTATTTTTATTCCCTTCAAATCAATGCCAAACTCATGCGCAATTTCTTTCACATGCTTCTTTGACATTCTTTCCGGAAGACTCGAAAACGCTCCTCTGTTACCAGTATTCCTGTAAAGGCCCTTTTCTTTGTTCCACTCTTCAAATTTATTATACTTCATCTCCTGGAATTTTTCCAGTGATTCCGGAACATCATCTCCAAGAATTTTTCGGTATTCTTCATGCTGCTTCCGGTCAGCTGATTTATTCTTAACCCTCTTTTCGTTGGTTTCTGCCTCAGGGTGGCCTTCCACATATTCCTTATACCACTGCTCATAATTCATAGTCAGTGACACCGTTTACTGAAAGGCCAAGGCCTGCCCCGACGATTATGAATATCAGGACTAGAAAAGCGTATGCTATCATTCCACCTATCGTCATATTATCTGCCCCTTCCTCCCCACTAAAAAACCACCCAGAAGAGGGTGGTTTTGCTGATAATAATTATTAAATTTGATTACTACTCATTGCACATTGTCAATCATTTAATGGCAAAAGAATTCTTTTCTGCTAAAGATAGGATGTCTCTATCGGACTTTAGGGGGATATAACACCATCGTGCCACTCCACTTTTTTTGTCAATAATTATAGGCTGAGGGAAGTTTCCTAAATCATTTGCATGTTTCCCCTGAAGAACCCATTCATTCTCAGTCTCTCCAACTACTCCCAATCCTCCATACCCATTGGCCAAATAAAAATCTTCCCAAACACTTACCTCTTTTGGCAAGGTCATACTATCACCTCTTTTCGCAAGCACTGATACCTCTGTCACTTACTTCGAGATTATCTATACGACAATACTTGGTCGTATTATCAATCACACCACTAAAATAATCTTCTAAAGGTGATTTTATTATAACACCTATTTGGGGATCTTGGAACTCTATTTTATTATTTTTTTTAATGGCCATAAATGTATGATTTGGCCTTGAGTGCGCTGAAAAAATACTTTGAGGATATCTAACAGTGATTTGAATCCTAACATCATCCTCTTGCCTATTAAGATACTTCAATATGTCATAATAGCCATTTCCAGACGTTTTCTCACCACTACCATTAACCCATGCTGAAAACGGATTGTTTGAGAGCCTTCTATTTTGAGATTTTCCTTTTGCAATTACATCATATCCGCGAAATCTCATCTCTGCAGCCACAACACAATTTGCGCAGTTGGTATTATAGTCATCAGTTTGTTTTTGATTGCTTACTGTTTTCAGGTGACTATACCTGGGATTTGCGCCGCGAATTGCATCATAATCTGAAATATCTTTCTTTTCCCAAGCTTTAGGTACACCTTCATACTCAGCACTTGTACTATTCCTCCACTCCTCAAACCCCAGCCCCGTCTCTCCGGCAGCCTTGGCATCCAGCCAGGCGTCAAAGTCTTCACGGTTGGCATAATGGGCAGCGGTCGAACAGTGATCATTGGGATGCATGGGCGGAGCGTTCTCTCCAGGCATCATGTCCTTGACCTTAAAGATTTTCCCGTCCAGTGCCTGGCAGATCTCACAGGCATCCGGAAGTTCGCAGCAGATATACTCATACTCTTCGAAGCCATTTCTTTCAAAAGAGTCCTTCTGGGCGTCTGTCTGGACCCGGCACATCTCTGTCCGCATCAGACGCTCTGCATCGTGTCTGGATACGTTAAACGCCTTCACAAGTTCCCTGGCTAATTCCCTGGAATTCCTGCCCTGGATCAGGCCGGTACGCAGCAGGTTGTCCAACTTATTCTTCAACAGATCCTGATGCATCCATATCCGGTCAGACCATTTAGCATTATGGAAAGAAGCATTGACCAGAACCTTAGCCCTTTTTGCTGCATCGGTATCTGTGATCGTATCTCCCAATATCCCGGCTTGTCTCTCAAACTCATCCAGTGTCCGGTCTGTCAGCTTCTTCTCAAAAAACTTCTGCAGGTCGTTGAAGCCGTCCACCAGCTCCAGCCCGATATTGGCTTTCAAAAGTTCCAACCGGTTTACCTTCATGGTCATATTGTAAAGGCGCATCTCCTCATTGGCTTCTTCGGAAAAGTTTTTCTCTTCCACATACCGTTTCGCTTTTCGGGAGTATTCTTCCATGTCAAGCTTGGAAGCCCTTTTCTTTGCTTCAGCCAGGGTAATGCCTTCCTTTTTCGCATAACGGGCATAAAAAGAGTCGATCTCCTTCTGGATGTTATCCATGCTCTTTTGGTAGATCGACTTTATCTGTTTATCATATTCTTTCTGGTCTTTAATGTTTTTTCTTCGCTGGGCTTCTTCCCGGCGTCTCCAGTATTTACTGCTCGGACGTATCTTCTTCGCCATCCTCAGTCACCTCTGTTCCGGGAATCTCAAACATCCGCTTCTCCACGATGGAGCCCTGTTCCTCTTCTTCCTCTTGCTTCATCTTTTCGATCTCCGCTTTCGGATCCTCCACATAGGACAGGAGGGAGAGCTGGGTCTCTCTGGATACCATGCCTTCCGCAGCGGCAGCGGTCTGTGTTTCTTCCTGGACATTCCTCGGGATGTTCGGCTGGAATCTCACCTCGATATCTACCCATGCATCGTTTCTGGTCGTGTTGGTCTGCAGGGAGGACCAGAGCTTGATCCTCTTCTTGATTGACTTCTCGATCAGCGTATTGAAGTCCCCGACGATATTGGAGGTCGACCAGAGCTTGTAAGCCAGGGCGATCCCGGAAGTTGCGGATCCGAAAGATTCATCAGAGATATTAGCCACCATAGCAATCTGGTAAATCAATCTCTCCACCCTTGTTAATAAATTCTCCTGGGTCCCATCAGCTGAAGGTCTTGTCAAGTACTGGACAATCGCATCCTTTACATTTTCGGTCCCGTAAAGATTGACAAGCCTCCTGTCCCTCATATTCTCAAGATCCTGTTCTTCCACCTCTGCACCGATCACAGCAAGAATGGCCTCCGCAAAATAATCGATATCGTTGGATTTTTCAGACAGAGTGTGGTTGTAGAGTTCGATCAGACCCGCAACAGGTTCATAAAGTCCCATTCGCTCATCATTAAGGCACCACTCCACAACACACAGTCTGGGGGCGTATGGGTTGGGATAGGGATCCTTCTTTTTGCCTGCGTCAAATGGAATATTCTCAAGCTTGCCAATGATCTCCCCGTAGATTTCACCTTTGTTTTTACCCGTACTGTGCCGGCCGTAGCGAACACCAAACAGAGCTCGCTTTTTCATAGTGTCATCATAGACGACAAAAAGATCAGATGGCTTTTCGGCTGTAACATTGGTCCGGCCCTCCTCATCCTGGTACATGTATTCCCAGGCATGACCGTAAGTGCAGCAGTATTTGACCATGTTGGTATGGTGTCCCTTGATCTCGTTAGACTTCTCAAAATCCTGGATCGCTTCTGCCACATTGTCATCCGGATGCATCACTTTGATGCCCTTGCCATAGCCATAGCCCGAGAAAGTCGTGGTCAGGTACCGCGGGAAGTTGACTGCAAGCCTCCAGTCCGGTTTCCATTTCGCTTTTTCGGGCTGTCGGAAGATATCGTGGAAGCCTTTATAAAGAGCTTCGAGATAACGGTACCTGCGCAGCCTGTCTTCATGCAGCCTGATATATTTCTCTACCAGGTCCATGCCGATGCCATTTTCTATCTCTGCGGAATCGCAGTAAAAAGGTTCCGGCAATGTATAAGGCCTGGTATTGTGGTTAATCCTCTTTGCCATTCTTAATTACTCCTATATGTCAAATGTCTTAATCCTCGCCTTGCGTACCGGCTTTCTCCATCCCTCGATCCCGTAACGCAGGGCAGCCATCGCATCATCAAAAAAAGGAACTGGCTCATCCAGATAGATATTCAACCTATCATCGTGTTTCCACTTCCATTGTCCTATCTCTTTTATAAAATTCACGTTTGACGGATGAATATATATCATCCTCCTTATTGGCCTTTCCTGATTTGATTCAGGAATGCCCTTCAACCAGTCTATCTGGGTAGCCTGGTATTTCTTTTCTGTGGTATGCTCCTTTGATACCGGCCTTGCCATATACCCGGCTTTCTTCCAGGTCTTAATGCGGTCCGGCTCTGCAGAGTCACACCACATGATCCGGTTCCTGGGAATCCTGCCCTCGGCTTCGCGGATCCACTCTGCAGTATCCCTCTCATAACCATACAGGCCGGGAAGGACGTATATATTGCCGTCTTTTATGCCGAAAGGATAAATGGCATTGGCGTGATTGAAGCCAAAGTCCTGGCCAATAGCCACATCATCATACCAGCTCAGATCAAGGGAGATATCCCTGACTTCCCAGTTATGCAGGATAAGTCCCTTGGTCTCTCCCCAATTTCCGAGACCGTAAACCCGGTATCCTTCCGGATCCACTTCCTTACGTCGTTCCATTCTGCGATAATAGGCATCATCAATAAAACGATTGTCTTTATAAGTGGAGTGATGGGTAAGTACGTCCGGGTCCTGACGGTCAAAGAACGTTTTCTT